GGCATTTGGGTAGAAACCCAGAACACGAGTTTATTAGTTGTTCCTACTCAGGATCACTAGCTATGTCTTTCTCTAGAAAAGTAAGGCACCAATTAAGAGAACCTAATTATAAAAATATTTTTAATGGCGCAATTTTAGATCCATCATCTCAGTCCGTAGAGTCCTGGCTGACTACCAAGGGAGGCGGTTATGTAGCAGCTGGTGTAGGTGGTGGTATCACAGGTAAGGGTGCTCATGTCTTGGTGATTGATGATCCTGTAAAAAACAGGGAAGACGCCGAGTCTGAATACAGTCGTGATTCTGTATGGGACTGGTATACCTCTACAGCTTATACCCGTCTTGCACCCGGCGGCGGCATACTTGTTATCTTGACTAGATGGCACGATGACGATTTAGCAGGTCGCTTACTGCAAGCAGCTGCAGAAGGAGCTGACGAATGGGAAGTTGTTAAGTACCCCGCTATCGCAGAACAGCCGGAAGAGTTTAGAGATGAGGGTGAAGCGCTACACCCAGAAAGATATAGCGTGCCTTCTTTAGAAAAAATACAAAGAGCAATCGGTCCAAGAGATTGGTCTGCTCTGTATCAACAGAACCCTGTTGCAGATGAGGGCGATTACTTTAATAGGGACATGATTAATTACTACACCCCAGCGGATTTAGACTACGATTCGTTGAATTATTACTGCGCGTGGGATTTGGCGATCGGACAACGTGAACGTAACGACTATTCTGTAGGTATTGTTGTAGGTGTAGACGAGTATGACGAGATGTACGTAGTAGATTGCGTACGCGGACGCTGGGACGGCTTCGAACTTGTAGAGCAAATACTAGATTTGTACGAAACTTGGCGTCCAGGAGTCGTAGGAATAGAAAAAAGTCACATAGAAATGGCAATTGGGCCGTTTTTGGAGAAAAGAACACGCGAAAGACGGCTAAATGAGGCATATTTTCGTGATTTAAAGACCGGAAGACGCGATAAAGAGGCAAGAGCGCGTGCAATTCAGGGTAGAATGCAACAAGGCATGGTATACTTTCCAAGAGACCCCGTGTGGGTAGGGCCATTAGTCGCAGAACTTTTGCGTTTCCCTAACGGTGTACATGATGACCAGGTGGATGCTCTGGCTTGGATAGGTTTGATGATGACTGAGTTCGCTACTTACTTTGAACAAGTTGAGCATGTGCCATCGTGGAGAGATAAGTTACGACATATAGCAAAGGGTGACAACAAGAAAACAGCAATGAGCGCATGATGTACAGTAAAAAACAGAAAAAACTGACAAAAGAAGAGCAACATAACCTGGCAATGGACCAGTGGGACTGTTACACACGTGCTCGAGACGCCGGGCATGACGATTATATTGAAATTGCACAACAATGCGACTCTTTTTACCGCGGACACCAGTGGGATCCGGCAGATTTAGCTACTTTAGACGATCAAGGTAGGCCAGCACTTACAATTAACACCATTTTACCCACTATTAACGCTGTTTTAGGCGAACAAACGACCCGACGTATGGATGTTTCGTTCAAACCACGCGGTAGAGGGCAACAAGAAGTAGCAGAAGTGCTTACAAAACTATTTATGCAGATATCTGAGAGTAATAAACTCGAATGGATAGAATCTCAGGTGTTTGCAGACGGTCTTATACAAGATAGAGGCTGGTTTGACGTACGCATAGACTTCGATGACCACATTCAGGGCGAAGTTAGGATAACTCCTAAAGATCCGTTAGATATAGTCATTGACCCAGACGCAAAAGAGTATGACCCAAGGACTTGGAACGAGATTTTCGAGACTAAATGGATGACTCTAGACGAGATAGAAGAACAATACGGGCAAGAAAAAGCCGACCAGTTGCGAGTCGCCGTGGAGTATGGTTCTAGTTTAGGTACGGATTCAGTAGAGTACGAAGAGAATCGGTACGGTGACACATCCGCAACAGTAGAGTACAACCAAAAGTCTAATCCAGAAGAAAACAGAACCCTACGAGCTGTACGCGTTATTGAACGTCAGCATTATAAACTAAAAGAGTGTATGTATTACGTAGACTCTGTTACAGGCGACATGCGTGAAGTGCCGTACAACTGGGGTAAAAGAAAGCGTGAAAAGTTTGCAGATGATTTTGGTCTGGAAATACTTACGAAGGCGAGTAAAAAAGTACGTTGGACAGTAACTGCTGATACAGTAGTGCTATTTGATGACTGGTCGCCGTATGACACTTTTACTTTAGTACCTTATTTTCCATACTGGAGAAGAGGTCGCCCGTTCGGCATGGTGCGAAATCTTATTTCTCCCCAAGAGCAGTTAAATAAAATATCCTCACAGGAACTACATATCGTTAATACCACAGCCAATAGTGGTTGGATTGTAGAAACTGGCTCTTTAAATGGAATGACTGCAGATGATCTCGAAGAACACGGTGCCGAGACGGGTCTTGTCTTAGAATTTAACAGAGGTTCTAGTCCTCCATCTAAGATACCACCGAATCAAATACCTACTGGTTTAGACAGAATAAGCCAGAAAGCAGCAATAAATATCAAGCAAATCAGTGGCATAAGTGATGCTATGCTGGGTACAGATAGCCCAGAAGTTTCTGGTGTAGCTATACAGGCTAAACAGAATCGTGGCGCTATGATGATACAAGTGCCTCTGGATAATCTAACTAAGACCAGACAATACCTAGCAGAAAAAATACTTAACTTAGTACAGGCGTACTACACCGAAGAGCGTTTGATTCAGATTACAGACGAGTCAGATCCTATGAAGGCTAGAGTACCAATGACTGTAAATCAGATAACGCCAGAAGGTTTGATAATTAATGACCTTACTCTAGGTGAGTATGATGTAATCATAGGCACTGCTCCTGCTAGAGACAGCTTCGAAGAGATACAATTTGCCGAAGCTATACAACTACGTCAGGTGGGTGTACCTATACCAGATGACTTGATTGTTGAATACTCGCACCTACAACGTAAGGGTGAGATCGCGCAAAGAATTCGTATGATGCAAGGTACTGAACCGCCAACTGAAGCACAAGCTGCATTACAACAGTTCCAGGCAGAAGCAGCTATTAAACAGACACAGCTAGAAATAGCTAAGCTAGAAGCTGAAGTACAAAGACTACAGTCTGAAGCAGAGCTTAATATGGCGAAAGCACAAGGCACTACGGAAATAGATCCACAACTGCAAGTAGCTGATATGGAAAGCAAACTACAGATGAAGAGAGAAGAATTAGCTCTACGTGAAAGGTTATCTCAGATGACTAATCAAGTTAGAACTGGTCAAAGTGAAACCCAAGCAGCATCAAAAATAGCCGTTGCTGCTATGAAACCTACAGGAGGTAAATAATGGCTGAGGAAAATAAAACTAATGTAGATGTCGTGAATGACACTATGCCTGGAGCAGATCCAGTGAGCGCAGAAGACAAAGAAGGCTTCAAAGTAGACCTTAATTTCGCAGAGGTAGAACCTGTCGAAGATGAAACAGAAGAAGAGTCTGACGAAGAAGAAGTCGAATTTCCTGCTGAAGATGAAGTAGTAGAAGAAGAAGAAATCGAGGAGGAGGAAGATGCCGACGATACCGAAGACGGAACGGATCAAGAGGAGGCTGAGGTACCAGGAGAAGATGGCGAGGAAGATAGCGAAGTACCAGAAGACGATGACCCCGCCGCCATCATCGAAGAAGAAGAGGTAGAAAAACCTCAAGCTCCAGAAAAAGCCCCTATGGTCCCTAAGTCTAGACTAGATGAGGTTCTTGCTAAAAATAAAAAAATGCAAAAACAACTTGATGATATGCAGCAGAAAGAGGCTGAAGCACAAGCCGAAGCCCCTCAATATGATTTTGAAGCTCAAGAGGTTGCGTATCAAGAAGCTATTCTAGATGGCGATTCTGCAAAAGCAGCTGCTATTAGACAAGAAATCCGTAAAGCTGAGCGCGAACAGACTATGTTTGAAGTCCAACAGCAGATGGGACAAAGCATATCTATGAGTCAAGCGGAGCAAGAACTTGCAGTAAAAGCGCAAGAAATACAAAGCACGTTTGCTGTGTTAGATGAAAACAGCGCAGACTTTGATGAGAATCTAGCTACTGAAGTAAGAGACTTGCGGGATGCTTTTATGACTCAAGGCTATACTCCAGCAGATTCTTTAGCTAAGGCTACAGAATACACACTTGCTGCGAAACGCCCAGATCTACTACGAACAGAAGATGATTCTGTTTTAGAAACAACAACCAAACAAAATAAAGCTGTTGTTGAAAAACGTAAGAAGGCAACAGTTAAGAAGAAATTAGAAGCATCTAAATCACAACCTCCTAAGATGAAAGGAGAAAGTGCGGCTCGTAAAGATAAAGTTACTGATATCAATACTTTATCTGATGACGAGTTTCGTGCTCTCCCAGAGGAGACCCTCAGACGAATGCGAGGTGACTTTGGGTAAAAGTGTGATACGATGTTATATAAGTTCGTCTGTTAGAACGATATCTAACCCTAGTCGTCCAGGATAAAAGACGCATTCGCCCGCTAAGGCGTTAATCTGGCCGAGGTCGTTCTCGTAAAAAATACGGTGTCGTAGCCCCAACGATAAAGGGTATACGGGTAAATATCGCCCCAAAAGTCGGTTAAATTTTTAACTTAAATTGAGGTACATAAAATGGCTAATACTAATTTTAGCGCACTGACCAGCGAACAGCTTACTATCTGGTCACGTGATTTTTGGCGTGTTGCTCGAAATATGTCCTTCATCAACCAGTTCGCAGGAAGTGGTCCTAACGCTATGGTTCAGACTATTACTGAACTTACTCAGTCGGAAAAAGGTACTAGAGCTGTATTAACTCTATTAGCTGACATGACTGGTGACGGTATCGTTGGTGACAACACTCTCGAAGGGAATGAAGAAGCATTGAGGGCATTCGACATCGTTGTTCAACTAGATCAACTCAGATTTGCAAACAGACTAGCTGGTAGGCTTGCTGATCAGAAATCGGTTGTCAACTTTCGTGAGCATTCAAGAGATGCACTTGCATACGCAATGGCAGATCGTATTGACCAGTTAGCGTTCTTAACGATGGCTGGTGTTTCCTATGGCCTAAAGAATAACGGCGCACTAAGAAATACTCTGGGTTCAGGGCAAAATCTTAGCGACCTAACATTCTCAGGCGATGTAACCGCTCCTACTTCTAACAGACACAGAAGGGTCGATGTAGATGGTAGCGGAAACATAACTCTCCAAGCTGGTGACGTTACTGCTACAGCAGCAACTGACAAGCTTAGCTATAAGAGTATTGTTCAATTAAAAGCTTATGCTAAAGATCAATACATCAGAGGCTTGAGAGGTGGTGGAAACGAAGAGATATTCCATTTATTTGTAACACCACAAGTAATGGCTGACCTAAAACTTGACTCTGACTTCCTTACTAACGTAAGACAAGCTGGAACAAGAGGACCTGGAAGCGAACTGTTCTCAGGCTCTTCAAGTCTTATGGTCGACGGCATCATGGTCCATGAATTCAGACACGTGTTTAACACAGGTGGCGCGACTTCAGGATCATCAAGTAATGCTGGTTCTAACGGATACAAGTGGGGCGCTAATGCTGACATTAACGGCTCGGCTTGCTTATTTGTTGGAGCACAAGCTCTTGCGATGGCTGACATTGGTCTTCCAGATATTGTTGAAGATACCTTCGACTATGGAAACCAAAATGGTATTTCTATCGGTAAAATCTTCGGTATGAAGAAGCCTAAGTATCATTCTGACGTAACAGGTCAGTCTGAAGACTT